TGCATCAATTAATGCAGCGTGGGTGGATAGGTAAAGGAAATGGCAGAAATCGGTCAATTTATATTTTGTAATGTGGCGTCTATAGTGGTATATTTGCTAAAAAGTTTTTTTATTTTTGTTACCGGGATCAAAAGTGGTGCCACAGTGACACAAATGATGATTACGCTATATAAATCAATGACTTATCTTGTGGCACCTATGTGTCACTACTCTAGACGACGCAAGGCACTTTTTTGTTTTTTAGAAAATAAAATGAGTAAAAACTCAACTATACTGCGGGTTTTAGCATGGTAGATAAAAGATTAACTGGTGACACAAGTGGTGACACAAATATGGCAAAAAGATATCCAATCAGAAATGATGGATTGACAGACAAACAACGCGTATTTGTAAAAATATACGCAGAGAATGAAGGTAGATTAACACCAACAGAATGTGCAAGACAAGCAGGATATGCAGAAGACAGAGCGAACACAACTGCATCAGAATTATTAAATGGCAAACGCTTCCCAAAAGTTGTAGAAGCTGTGTTGGCACGCAGAGCAGAGTTACAAAAAACACATGAGGTTAAATTAGATAAACATGTGCAAGAATTGGCTAGGCTACGTGAGAAATCATTGGCAGAAAAGTCTTATAGTGCTGCTGTTAATGCTGAGCGGTTGCGTGGGCAAGCTGCAGGATTGTACATCGATAGAAAAGAGATCAGAACTGGTAGTATTGACTCTATGTCTAGAGAAGACGTTTTAAAAGCATTACAGGAATTAGGTATAGATGGACAAATTAAAAAAGAAGGTAACAACACAATCATATCGGTCGAGAAATCCGATAGCGAAGGACTTAAAGACATCACGCCTGTACCATCAGAGGATAAAAAAGAACAAGAAAAAGTATGACCGTAAAAACGGAGACAAGTTTTTGGAAGAGTTTCAAGAAGTACTTAGACGCTGGTGAATACATATCATCAAGACTAGAAAGCTACGTTACACCAGGTTTCCCAGATTGCTTAATTTATCATAAAGATACAGGATTCTTTACAGTGGAGTTAAAGGTCGCCAATAGTAGTAATAAAGTGGTACTATCTCCATTCCAAATTGCATGGAATATGCGTCATGCTACAGCTGGTGCACCATCATATATCTTAGTAAAGCTGCCTGTCACGGGCGAAGTTAAATTGTTTCATGGCTGCAAAACCAAGGACCTGGGCCAAAGTAACGTGTTTTCTGTGCCCGGGTTGTACGAGGGACAGCTCACGGACTTAGATTTCCGCAAATTTGCGACAAACTCCCAAACTCCTGCATAAAACCAAAAACCCTTTTTGCTAAAATACGATGTACACCAGCCAGGCGCCCGGCGCCCGGTGCGCAGCTGACGAATCAGGATAAAAGTTATCCACATGTAATGGTTTGTAATGGTTGCTTTTACCTGTCAAATATTATATAATATAATTAGAAATATAACAAAGGAGTAGAAATGGTATTACCAGAAGATAGTAACAATGCAGTAGTAGATGCATTAAATAGAATACACGAAGCGTTAGAAGATAACAACACCGTGTTAAATAGAATAGCAAATCATTATGATAGTATTGTACCTACAATGAGAAAGAATCAAGAGGCAATACTCGATGATAACAGAAGTACATTAGACAAGATGTACGAGGGAATATTTAAGAAGGCTTAAACTCCCAAACTCCCATGGGTTATCTATAACCTTTGTTGTGGATAACCTGTGGATAACTCGCGCCCGGGCCCAGCAGCCCTGACTGACGTACCGCAAACTCCGAAACTCCCATAAATGGCTAAAAACCTAGATAAAGTGAAACGCCCATCCTGAGTTTCTACACCGGGCGCGCCCGCCGAGTTCCCGGGAGATGCAATAAATTTTTTGTTGGATTTCTGCGATTTTTTATGTCCGGGTTCTTGACTTCCTGGCCTGAAGGCGTTATATGACCAGGAAGGATATAGAAAGTAGAAGGTAAAAATGGTACATTTCCTAGCAATTTTGATCCTCGGATCTTTGAAGCTGGCAGCTGGGGCTGCAGCTCTGTGGCTGCTGCTGCAATATTTTTGAGCTGCTGCAAACTCCTGCAAACTCCTAAAGGTTTGCTACACCATATAAAAGGTGATGGGCTCTGGCGTTCAGTCACCGGGCGCGCCCGGCGTGTGGAAGTTGACAGTAAAGATGATTCGTGATATAGATGTCATTAGAAAGAGAAAGGATTACTATGATTCGTTGGAATAAGTGGACTAAAGATTATACATATACTTATTTGTGGCATAAGGGTACTTGGAAACTTATCCACAAGAAAAGTAATAAACCGATTGTGTCATGGTTTGGAAAGATGTATAGTATGTTTAGTTAACCTAACACTCATTAACCGAGATAAAAATAAAAGTTAACTAATTGTTGCTAGACAGGAGAAGTTGAAAGACGAGGTATCTCTAGCAATACGACCCAAGATAAACGGAGTTATTCGGCTCTTGGGTCAGTTTACATAGGTAAAAATGGGACAACTATGTAAGCAGGGGATAACAAGTGGCGAACGTTCCAGGACTTGTTATCCCAAACTCCCAAGCAAACTCCTAACCAAATTTAATCACGATATATTGTAAGTTGTTCCCGGGCCGGTCATCCAGAGATGCTGACGCTGACGATTGGACATAAAAAAAGGGCGACTGATGTCGCCCTCTCATGACTATTATAAAAGGATATATATTACATAGTCAAACCCATGCGTTTAAGGATATATCCAACATCTCCTTGTAATCTTCTAATCAGGTCAATGCGTTCCTCCTTATCTTCTGCAACCCACTCAACAAGTGAGTTCATTAGTACACCACTAATTAGTTTCCAGTCCATGCTGTCTTTTGCAGGAACTTTACTAATTAGTTCTTCTAAATCACCAACACTTGCTTGGTCTTTAGAATACTCTATTACTTCTTTCATAATAGGTGTTATGTTAACATTGTTAATGCTTTGTGTTTTTATTAAATCATTAGGCATAATATATATCCTCGCTTTCTGTCTACATACTAGCATATATAAATATTATTTGTTGTTGTATTTGTGCAACACTGTGGATAACCTGTGGATAACTCGTGCCCGGGTCTCTTATTGCGGCTCGCTACGCTCGCCGCCCGGTCTGCACTAACCGCAAACCGACGGGGGTACACCCCCCTTTTGCGCTTACCTCCTCTGTATTTGTTGCAAGTGCAAGTCTGAGAGTGACAATCATACACAAAAACGTTATAATTGGAGTCCCAAAAAAATTTTTACAAAATGGAAAACGTTTCTAAACTAGAATCATTAGATACCAATACACTTAAACTATTGCTTAAAAACGCTATGGACAAAAAGCGTGAAGAAGCACAAGGTGATTTTTTAAAATTTGTAAAAACAGTTTGGCCAGATTTTGTAGAAGGCAAGCACCACAAAATATATGCAGAAAAACTAAATCGTATTGCAAACGGTGAGCTAAAACGTTTGATTGTAAACATGCCACCAAGACACACAAAGTCAGAATTTGCATCTAACCTGTTTCCTGCGTTTTACATGGGCCGTCATCCAAAAGCCAAGCTCATACAAACCACGCACACAGGTGAACTAGCAATCCGTTTTGGACGTAAAGCCAAAAACATGATAGAATCATCAGAATATGAAAAAGTATTTCCAGAAGTTACACTCGCAGCTGACTCCAAAGCTGCTGGACGTTGGGAGTCAAATCATGGGGGTGAGTATTTTGCTGCTGGTGTTGGTGGGGCTATTACTGGTCGTGGTGCCGATTTACTTATTATTGACGATCCTCATTCTGAGCAGGATGCGCTCTCGCCAGCCGTTTTAGAATCACATTACGAGTGGTACACATCTGGTCCACGTCAGCGTCTACAACCTGGTGGCTCGATCGTTGTAGTCATGACACGTTGGTCAACAAAAGATCTTACTGGTAAACTGCTCGAGGCCCAGGGTAAAGACTCAATGGCAGACCAATGGGAAGTAGTAGAGTTTCCTGCAATTATAAACGACAAACCTATGTGGGGCAATTTTTGGTCCATGGAGGGTTTACAATCAGTCAAGGCATCCATACCTCTAACCAAGTGGCAAGCACAATGGATGCAACAACCTACATCCGAGGAAGGTGCACTTATAAAGCGTGAATGGTGGCAAGAATGGGAACCAGAAGACATACCACAATTAGAGTTTATTATACAATCATACGACACAGCATTTAGCAAAAAAGAAACGGCCGATTTTTCTGCCATAACAACGTGGGGTGTATTTGATCCTGACAACGGAAAAGGCAAAGCGTTGATACTACTTGATGCAAAACGTGATCGTTGGAATTTTCCTGAATTAAAACGCGAGGCCATGGAACAATACAGGTATTGGGAACCAGAAATGGTAATCATAGAAGCAAAAGCGTCTGGCATGCCTTTGACACACGAATTACAAAAAATGGGTATACCTGTAATTAACTTTACACCATCCAAAGGAAATGATAAGCATACAAGGGTTAATAGTGTAGCACCGCTTTTTGAAGCTGGTGCAATTTGGGCACCAAAAAAGACTTTTGCCGAAGAGGTCATAGAAGAATGCGCAGCATTCCCTTTTGGCGATAATGACGATTACGTGGATTCTACCACGCAAGCCTTAATGAAATATAGACAAGGTTATCATGTTACGTTAGAAGATGACTTTGAAGACGAGCCGACAGATAATACCAGGAGGAGGGATTATTATTAATGGAAGTAACGATTAGAGACAAACCAGCACCGGATTTTAATTACACGGACGTTCCTTTCGAACCAACAAGCAGTTTTTATCCTGATAGAATTTTCCGTGATGAAATGGCAGCACGCGAACAATTTTTTAATAGTCCAGATTTTCGAGCATCTGATGCAGGTCAAATGATTTATGCAAATACTGGTCGTGATTTAGATGTAGCAAAAGATGACTTTATAAATTTTATAAATGACTATGATTTAAAATTAAGAGACGAACGACCTGGTGGTGTTTTAGATTACGATCCTAGAGTTTATAATTACGCAGATAATTTATACCAGGCAAGACAAAATCAATTTGCAAAATATAGCCCTTATTTTGGTATGGGTGATGCGGGGCTCGAGGCCCTCGAACCTCCTACATCAATGTTTTATGGTTATCCTTACGGAGAAGAAACTGATATGCCAGATAATTTTTCAGATTATTTGTCTGATGTTTCAAAAGAAGCAACACGTTCTTTTTTAGGAAGTGGGGCTTTTTTAGGTGACACAATTTTTAATTTAGGGAGTAATCTTCTTTACCCTTTTGATACAGAATCAATGACAGGTGGAGTTTTACCACGTGGTTACTTAGATATTATAAATTACACAAATGAAATGGGCGCGTTTCATCAACAATTATTAAGCCAGGGTATTACGCCACCAGCACCAGATCAGTGGGAATCGTTAGGTTACAGTGAGAAAAAAGACATAAGTGACGAATTTAAAAGATTAACTGGATCAAAATATGATTATGATCCAACATATCAACCCATAAGCGGTGGAGTATTACAAGACCTTGTGGAACCTTTAGCAGAAGGACCATTAATGCCAGAATCTTCGTACGAAGACGTTGACGGCATACCTGTTGTTGATCCAATATTTACACAACAAACATATGATTTAAATCCTGTGGAAGTTGCAGAAATAGCAGGTGAATTACCTTATTTAAAAATTCCTTCAGGTTTTAAATTTGCAAAACAAGGTTTAGCTGGATATATTCCAACTTTAATAAAAAAATATCCAAAAATTGCAGCTACTTTAGGTCTTACTACTCCTACAATTACTGAATTTGCATTTGAAGAATAATGAACGCGCTTTTACGAAAAGCCATACTTAAATTTATCAGGGATGGCAGAACAACTGAAGCAAAAGATCAACTTAAAAAAACTCTTGGAGTAAATAATTTTACCGGCGATAATGCAAGAGCGATAAAAGAGTTATCTGTAGATGCTGGTTTAATGAAACCAGGTGATAAAGTATCACAAAAAACAGGAATGCGAGTAGGTGATACTCAAAGAGATTACAAGAAAAAATCATTTATAGAGAAACAAAGTAAAATTTCTAAAGAATTAAGAAAAAAAGGCATAGGAAGAAATTTAGATCCAGTTAATCAAAGAAAAATAGCTCAAGCTTTACTAAAAGGTGATGATCCAACTGTAAAAAAAGGTGGCATTGAGGGTATTATAAAAGCTGCAGTAAAAGAACCTATAAGAAGCGATACAGGAAGAACAAAAGGTTTATTATCACTTGCACGTGCAGCAATATTAAAAAACCCTAAAGATAAACAAAAAATACTTAGTAGACAAAATTTATTAGACTATGATGTACAAATACAACCACAGTTAAATAAGTTAGATGATCTAGCTAGACAAATAGAATATTTTAGACAAAAAAATATATCTACCACACGTTCGCCAGCACAACATTTATCAGATTATAACAAACTAGAAAATTTGATGAATCAATACATACAACTAACAGCTAGATTAAGAAAAAAATTAGATCCAAATTTTGATATGACTTCGTACCAAAGAAGCATGATACCACAAAAAATGACTTTTGGTCATGAATCTGATTTAGGATTAAACATAGAAAACGCAAGATTAGGTAATGTAGGGTCAGGTTTTTCTGATTTTTTAACAACAGATGTAAACCGTTTAACAAACTATTTACCAGAAATAGGACCTTTAAATCGTGCTAAATTAGATTTAGATACAGCTATTATGCAATCAATGTTTCAAAATCCAGCAGGCCAACCAACATCTGCCGGCATAAGAGAGTTTTCTAAATTGTATGATAAGGCTGGAATAAGATCTGTATTACCATCACGCACAGGTAAAAAAATGATTTTAGGTACACCAGATGTTTACACTCAAATGAATTTTATGAAAAAAGCTTTAGATCGTAATCGACTACCTTTTCAAGGTATGAATAAAAAAAATTTACAAGAATTATTGTACGGTCAAAAATTGTTAAGTGATTTTGGTTACAAAAAAGGAGGAAAAGTTCCTGCATACATGGCTGGTGGCATAGGTAAACTTGGAGCAAAAGTTATAAAAAATTTAGTAGGTAAATTATCTAACAAGGAATTAAAAATGATTTTAGATACATCTTTTAAAAGCACTAATCCAAACAAATCACCTGCAAAAATTAGACAAAACAAATTATTAGAAAAATTAGGACCAGATAAATACAGATATAGAAACGTTAAGTCAGAGGTGTACGAATAATGGTAATACCTAGCATTACACGTAGAGCTTTTATGAAAGGCATTGCAGCGCTTGCTGGTAAAGCAGCAATGCCAAAAACTGTTAGCAAAGCCATG